GTCGCAAAGGTTGACGTCACCTTATTCCAATTTGACATAATCCAGAGTGGAGCATAGATGAATGGCACGAACACAGCCATGATAAACTTGGCCCACCCTGGTAGTCCAGTAAACCACGCGGTGATCTGGTGGAAGTGGGTTATGAGCATGTAGATTCCAATGCCAAGAATAGCCACACCTGCGACAATGAGGCCAATCGGGTTAGCCATCATCGCAGCATTCCACAGCCATTGTGCCGCTGTCACCGCTTTGGTAGCGATGTTCCACAGCCCCAGGAGGTATGTGGAGGCGTTAGTTATCACATTCCAAATTCCAATAACACCAGTCCAAATTGCTTGTGCGGTCGCAGAAGCCAATACCACGGCTCTGTAAGTAACAAAGCCAGCTAGCAAAGTTCCCACCACACGTCCCATATTCTGGAACATGCTGCTGCTTGTAAGACCCATCAAATTGATAAAACCAAAGGCTTGAGCTACACGGAGTCCAAAGGCAGCGAATATCTCCAAGGGCGTGAGTATAAGCGATATGACTGAAGCCACAAAGCCTAAGACAGTAGCAAAACCTCTCATCGCATCGGCTACACCAAGAAAGAACTGGTACACACGATAGCCAAACATAAACAACTGTACTACAACTCCCAACAAGCCATACTTATCAAGAGCGTTGGCAGTGTCAATCGACATGTATCCAACACCCATACGGATGTTGGCAAACAACTCAACGACACCATGTCCCATGATTCTCACACGCTCATAGAACCAGTCCACTCTGCTCGCTAGTCCCATGAAGTTGTGAGTCCATGCTTCGTACAAGGCCACTCCGGCAGCTGCGACTGCGAGCACGACCGGAACTGCTGCCCATAGTCCTCCAAAGAATGCTGCAGCCGCTTCGGACGCTAGAATGCTTTCTATGATGGTCCAGATTCCGAACAAAATCAGGCTGGCCCCCGCGAGATTTAGCACAGCCCCCGTAACTGCGATAACACCAAAAGCGAGCTTCATGATGCCGGGATGCGTGCCGGCAAACTTCATAAACGCAATAATAGCGTGACCTATGGGAGTCAAAAGCGCAATAGTCTCTCTGAGGACAAATGCCAATCCCTCACCGACAGACCTGGCAAAAGGCAAGACCAGCTTGGGGTCAAAGATGGCGAGAATGCTGTGTAGGACATCCTTGACTTGAGGACTGATCACATCGCCAATTGCCGCTCCCATCAGGATGAACTGATCCTTCATATTGGACACCATGCCAGGAATAGTGCTCATGATGCCACCCATCATTCCACCGAACTGCTTCTCAATCACGCGGTTGACAGCTTCCAAGAATTTGGCTGGGTCAGCTCCAGCCATAGTACGTCCTTTGGCGTCAATAGCTCCACCCTCTGCTCGGATAGCAGCTGAACTGATGCCAGCACGATGGAGAGAACGCAAGGCAAATGAAATAGCACCAGAATTGACTTTGCCCAAAATCATTGCGGCTTCATCAATCGGCATATTCATGGCAGCAGCCCAGTTTCCGGCAACGCGCAACTGCTCCATCACCTTACCTGAGCTAATGCCAAAGGCCAAAAGGTTCTTGGCACCCGCCATAACCTGCGGGATAGTAAATGGCGTCTGTGCGCCAAATATCTTCAACTGCGCAAAGAGACTGTCACCGATGTTAGTATCATGCGACAGGAGCCGAATCTGCATCCTGAAGATTTCAAGCTGTGATGACGTCTTGATAGACATCTCACCGATCTTGCCGATGAAGGCCAAGAGGCCAGTGCCGACAAACGCCATCGCGGCACCAGCCCCCATCAGCTTCCATCCATTCAAGGCTTCGTTCTGATCCTTCGTGATAGCCTGTGTCAAGGCTCTGGACGAGGTTATGACCGCGGCTGCTGGGGCTGAGAACAAGTTCCTCAGCTGAATCGCAATTCCCATACCCAACATTTCGCCCATTACTTGCCTCCCTTGTTCATTGCCTCTTCTTCAGCTTCAAGTTGTTTCTTGTGAATCTCGTACAGTTCCTTGCGTTCTGTAAGCGTCAAGCTCAAGTAATCCTGAAACCCCAACTGACAACCACCCTTTGTGAAGAAGTACCAGATGGTTAGGAGGTCATGTTGGGGAACATAAAATCCGGCACTGTGAGCAGGTCGAACGTGACCTGCTGTCCACAGTTCTTGCACTCGATGTCCACTGTGGTACGAATGCTGCCTTCGTTGTCCCTGATCTGGTCGCGCATCTCTTTGATGAGGACTTCTGGGAGCTTCTGAAGGATAACAGGAACCCACATGCTAGTCTTTGTATCAAAGGCATGAGGCAACCGCAGTTCCAAGTCTGTGAGCGATGTAATGCTTGCCCGCTTGCGGAACAGGGTCAATTCAGCGTGCCCGTCCAGACACGTGTAGCGAATCTTGATCCCAGGTCGAATCTTGGACTCATACTCCAAGACTTTCATAGTTCCGTTGGGATACCGCTTGATGGGGAAGTCCTCAGGATCACTGAGATCAACCTCCCACATGTCTTCCTTCTTGCATTCAGGATTGGTGCAACGGGCTGAAAAGCGAAAGTCATCCCCCAACGAGATGCGCCGAATTTGGAACACCAACGTGGCGCGGTCGCCGGATAGCATGTCCAACAGGAACTTGGTACGGTCTTGGGGATTGACAGGCAAGGGCTGCTCGTTGATGGACTCAACACAAGCAGAAAGAAGTTCCTGCATGGCCACGCCGCTCATCTGCTTGCCCTTGTTCAAGAAGTTGCGCTGTTCGTGACCCGTCATCTCGTGGATCACAGCCTTACTGCCGGTGGGAAGTTCGATATGGCCAGACTCATCGAGTGCGTACAGCTTCGCAGAGAGATCAAATGTCTCATCCTGCCGCTCAATTGCCTGACCTTCAATTGTGCCTACTTCGTCTGCCATATTTGTCCTCACAATAGAAATGGGCTAGGTTTTCACCCAGCCCAAGTCTAATGTTGGAAATGAAAGCAGGACGCTATGATACAATGAATCCGGCTTCGATGGCGAGTTGCGCCGAGCCAGTTACGCCAGAGGAGGTCAGCTGGACGCGATCAACGTTGATCTTGATCTTGTCGATCTGGTTGCCTTCTCCAAGCTTGTCCATGTCGGCCACATCGATGTCTGCCGGATAGCAGCCCAGGTACTCTGTGCGGTCGATGATGGTAATGCCGTCTGAGGCATACTCGACAATAGACAGAATCTTCTTGTACATGTCGGGTGTCCCCATGGCACCATTCCGCAGGTTGACAATCAACGCCAACCAATCCTTCCACCACACTCCGCTTGATTCTGCCGGCTTCAGCGTCTCAAATTCCAATTGGCTGAAGTCAATACGACTGGCAGTGTTGATAGCAAACGGCCCATCGCCATGCTTCGCAGATTTGACTTCAATCTTTGAATGCTTGACTTTCTGGACGTATGCCGTCTCCAGCCCGTCGCACTCCACCGCAAAGCGATACATCTTGCGGGGGTTGATCTGTTTTCCAAGTGCTCCCATTTCATTCTCCTAGTGCTTGGGGTTGACGACTATGCCAATTGCGCAGCGCTGTCGTTGAAGAGGGTGGTGAGGTTGTCGGCAATCATGGTGATGTCAATCGCACTGATGTAACCAATAGGCACAACAGTGATCTTGACTTTGTATTTGCCGTTGGCCAAGTCGTTGGCGGTGTTGTACTTCGCATCGCTGACGACAGACGATTCCTGATCACCAACGTAAATCCAACCAGGATAAATGGCCTTGTCCGTCACCATCGCGTCCAGCTTGGTCTTGCACTTGGTGTAAGCGTCACGCCAGCTAACAGGGTCTTGCGGCTGGAAAATCTCGCTGCGGAAGATGGGAGACAGCTGCTCACGGAGCGAGGTCATGGTGCGACGCACGTTGATGGAGTCGAACGCAGTGTCACCGTTCGCAAAGGTTTCAGCGCCCCAAACCACTGGCCCATAGGCGCGGTCGGAACCCACAATGTTCACACCGAGCGAAACAAGCTGATTGGCAACCGTCTGGTTTGCCGCAGAGAGCATGTTGTTCGCGAAGGTCTGTACATTGGGAATCAGACCACGACGCGCTCCAGCCGGGGCAGAATACTTATTGCCCTGGACAGTATCGCTGACCGCCCACACCGCCTGTACATCGGCCAGAATCGGGCCGGCAACCACGGCACCCTGCTCTGGCGAATACGCCGTCAGCGTGGAACCATAGTACACAGCCATATACTGGCTCGGCGTCGCAGAGATGGTTTCGGCAAACGCTACAGCATTGTTCGGCGTGAGGGCAGGGTCGATCTCAAAGACGCCCATGGTGTCCTGACGACTCTCAACATATGTCAGCAGGTTGCCATAGTGATCTTCCGAGTAGCTGCCCATAGCGCCAATGCTG